TATAAAAATAAATGAATTTTCAGATGATATTTTAGACACAATAAAAAAGATGAGCTTCAGTAATGGAAAAAATGTGATACTTTATGGCACAAAATCAAAGAGAAATATATTTAAAAATAAATGCAAGGATGGAAACCGATTTAATAAGTTATACCCAATTTTATTTATTGAGTGTAGAAATATATAAAACGTTAGAATTATCTAGAGAGAACAGATATGTCCCCGCTAAAGAATACTTAGAAAAAATATTTAATGAATATACAAAATTAATTGAGTCGTCAAATCCATTAGAGACGGCAATTATAGACAAATTATTACCTATAGATTTTAACACTATACAAAATAATAATAATATTTTAGGTATAACTCACACAGCCGAACAAGATAATATTTAAACATTATCAGTTGTTCGTGTTTCATAAGCTTTTATAAAATCTTTGATTTGGTGGATTTGTGTTTTTCCGATAAAAGTATTATATAGAGCTTCTCTATTATTATTAAATCTACATATTTGTATAGTATTCAATTTTATAAAAATATTTTTATAATCTGTAGGATTAATATTTTCTAATATTACTTTTAAATGTTCTTTTTGAAATTTTAAGTCATTAAATCCATTAATAAATTTAATTAGATAATCTATATCATGTAAATAAGATTTTAAATTATTATATAATTTTACTTTATCTTGAATAAATGGTGTAAGTTTAAGTCTAATTCTGTGTGAATCCCATCTTAAGTCATATCTTAATTTATTATAGTCTAGTCTATCTATATTTAATATAATTCCCATCAGTTGTTCTTCTAACTGGTAGTACGTCATATTTTCTAAGTTGTTGTTTTCCATTAATATATAATATAATATTTCTTTAAGTCATTTTCTAATTTGTATATACTTAAAGAAATAATTTTCTTTAAGTAGTTTTATATATTTTAATAATAACTTTTATTTTTTTTTTGTCAAAATTCTTGTTTTTTTTGTGAGGCAAGTATGAGGCAAAAAAAGCAGAAATTTTATATAGATTCAAATTTTATGAGGGACAAACCGCCCGCCCTTATATACCCCTATGCTTTTGATTTTGTGCCGCCGAAATCCGATGAGACGCCATACTGACTATAATAAAGAAAAGATTATTTTATTTAGGGTATTAGGGTATTTTTTATCTTTTTTTAGTAAAGTATATATAGAATTTATACTATAGGGCATTTTCCGAAAATCATCGTTTTTTTGCCTTTTAAGGGTCAAAATTTAAAAGTCTAGTTTTTTCACTTATTAGAAATATATTTAAAGAAATAAAATATAACATTATATATAATGGATTTTATAACTTGTGAAGATTTTATAAAAGATTTTGAAACAGAACAAGAACTGGCGGCTGCATTTAAGGCTCGTAATGAAAGATATAAATTTTCTAACAATTATTTTTATGAATATGATGACGATATAAAATTATGGAAAATAATAACAGTAGATGATATTATTACTTCTATGAGTATTTGGATTACTCACAATGTCGGGCGTTATATTGCAGAAAAAGCAAGTAATAACAAATTAGTAGATGAATTAATAGATATAAAAAAGAGGCACACGAAATACCAATATTTAAAAAATGTTGTTAATTTCTTTAAAGTATTTATTACAGATAAAAATTTTACAAAAAAATTAGATAGAACATTAAACGACCATTTACCAATTAGAAATAGTAAAATTATTAATTTAAGAGATGGAACCGTTAGATATAGAACGCAAGAAGATTATTTTACTTATTTTTGTGATGTAGAACCAACAGAAAAAAAGAGTCCTCTATTTAATAATTATATAAGTCAAATAATGTGCGACAATATAGAAAATATAGAATACTTACAAAAAATACTAGGCTATTGCATCAGTGGCGAAACATCATCACAGTGTTTTTATTTATTCTATGGTACTGGGTCCAACGGTAAAAGTTTATTATTAAAATTATTAGAGAAAACACTAGATACTGCCTATAAAACATCATCAAAGAAAATATTTATTAATAGCGGAAAAGATTCCGGGGCAGAATTAGTAGATATTAAAAATGCCCGTTTATTAACCTTTTCGGAAACTAAAAAAAATGATAATCTTAATGACGATATAATTAAATCTATAAGTGGTAATGACCAACTAACAGCTCGCGGTTTATATTCTAATCCAATTTCATTTAATCTAATATGTAAACTTATATTATGTACTAATTATAAGCCAAATTTTGACGGAACAGACAAAGCAATGATAAGAAGAATTAAATATTTAGGCTTTAACGCTTCTTTTGTAGATGAACCAACACAAGTAAATCAATATAAAATAAACAGAGATTTAGAAAATAAATTATTAGAAAAAGAATATATAGATGAATTTTTTACATTTTGTTTAGAAGGAGCCATTAAATGGTATAATGAACCAAAATTTAACCCACCTAAAGAAATAAAAGAAGAAACTGACAACTATATTCTTTCTCAAAATTCAGTTGAAAAATGGTATTTAGAAAGAGTTGAAATAGTTGAAAAAAGTAATTTAAATAGGTCTGATTGTTTTAATGATTATAATAAATTTTGCGATGATAACGGCATCACACCAGTCAAGAAAAAAGAACTATTTGAAAATTTACCACCATATATGAATAAATGTGTTAAAAGTAATGGTATATGGATATATAAAGGTTATAGACTAAAAGAAGAAGAAGAAAAAGAAGAGCCTAAAAACTCTTTAGACTTATAAATAATATTTTATTTTGTATAAACAAAATATTATTGAATAATTAATTAAGGGTATCTAACACCTCTATAAACAACGAATTTGTCTTTATTTTCTTCTTTTTCAATTTCGGTTTCATCTTTCATTTCTGGTGGTGTTGGTGGTAAAAAAACCCTGTGTTTATTAACTTCTTTAATATGTTTTTTAGAAGCGTTATGATGCCCTTTATTCCATTTTTGATAGCGACAATTACATATTTCACAATCAACATATTCTTTTAATGTGTCTTTAATTTTTTCATAGTATTTTTTGCTATATTGTGATTGATTATAAACATATGTAACAACTACGCCGTCGCTTTTTCTACAATATGTTTTAACATTTGGACATATTTTTTTTACCTCTTCCGATTCCGGGGGTACCGTTTCTTCAATAGTTGGTGTAGTTTCGATAATCTCAGTCATTATATACTAATACATTATATAATTTTTTCTTTAAATACTTTCTTATAGTATTTTTTACCATAATAAAAAATTTATTTTGAAATTACCAATTAATATTTAAACTCAACATATTAGGACTATTTTTATTATTTACCCAATCACCCCTAATTTTTGAATGACTTTTAAAATATGTATCACGTTTTTTGTCAGCATATCCTGAAGGAACTAAGCCCTTTTTTTCTAGATGAGACCAAATAATAAAATCATTATAACCAACACGCCCGAAGTGATTATTTAAATACATTAATTTATAATTTTTTTTATCTGATAGAAATAAATTTTTAGGATTATACCCGTTTCTTTTCGCTTCTTTCCTTGCTTCATTTAAATATTTAGAAGGTGATAAATCTATTTCATTTAATTGATGGGTAAAATCAGAACCGCCACCGCTTACAGTATTTTTTATATTATATTCATTAGTATTTAATATTTTAGATGTCATTAATGATTTATTTTTTAATTTATTCTTTGCATCTATTAATTTTTTTAAATTTTGTCTATCTAATCTTTCTAATATGCTCAAAGGTCTACAAAGTGGATATTCATTATATTTTTCTATTGTATCTTGTGAGCCACACGGAATAATTTTATTATTGTGATAGTATTCGTTGGCGTCCGTCCATTTTTGATTAAGCCATTTTGTGGTTTGTCTTTCGTTGTCGCCGGCATATTCTCCACCCGCTTTTTTATATTCTCTTATTAATTGCATACTTCTATATGCGCTGTGCTTTGGATTTTCTGAATATATTTTTTCTTTAATTTTATTATACAAATTTTTATTTAATATTATTGACATTAAATAAAATTAGAAAATAAATACTTATACAGTAAAATTAGGATTTAATATAAGCCAATCAAAGGTACCTGTGTCTGTAGCATCAGTTGAATCGACAGTAAAATCGGTTGTTGTTTTTGACGATACATATAACATCCCGGGGGTTCCTGTTAAACCTAAAGAAGTACGTGTAATATAAATGAAACATGCAGGGTCAGCAGCACCCGTTGTAACTGTAACATTTCCACCTACTAATGTTGCAGTATCTTGTACTTTATTTGAACCATTAATATTAGTAATTCTAAGTGCATTTGAAAATAATAAATTTGAGGCTACTCCACCATAAACTCCGGTTAAAGTTCCTCCAAAACTTACTTCCGATATAGCAGCTAGAGTATGGTCGCTAGCACCATTTTCACGGGCATAAAAATTATACCTACAAAGAACACCAGCAGGTTTTGCTATTCTAAAATCAAAATTATGTGAAATATCATGATTAATAGCTACTTTATTAACAAGATTCGACGGTGTTGTGCTAAAGTCATAATATGGAAAAACAATGTTGCCAGTTTCAGCAGTCAACTCGCTAGTACCACCTGTTAAAGAATCTAAAAGTAGCATTGCATTAACATCTTTACTATTTTTTCCTAGTTCAATTTTAGTTCTTATCCCATTCGACCAACTACGAAGAATAGTTTTGACACCTACTTCATTGTCTGCGCGTGTTCCTTGAGCCCATTGTGCAAGGTTAAAGGGGGCACCCGGTGTTGTAGCTGCTGTACATGTCCAATTATAACCTAAATTAACTGTTGTATCACCGATTGCATAAGTAGCATTTGATTCAAAAAGATGTCCGAGAAGAGTCCAACCTGAACTAGGTGGTGTATTAGCTGTTGTAGTATATGCACGATAGAATACTTCAACGTCAGCAGTGATATAGTTAACGTTTACATAAACTACACTATTTATTATGTATGTTTCGCCTACAACGTGTTTTTTTGGAGTTCTTAATATTTGAAATTGTGATTCATTATTTACAAAATCATGTGTTAATCCTATATAATTAGAATGTGTAGGCAATACTAATGCCTCGGTTTGAACTAGGTTAGTTTCAAATGAATCTGATTCTAACGATTTGCATTTAATGTCAATTTGTTTACTATCTAAAACATCTAAACTCATTATATATATATTAATATAGATAATTAAATTAATATATTTATATATTTTTAATAAAAATTAATTACATTAAACGAGAACTTAAACTTCTATTTCCACCAGTACGAGCACCGCCAGAGCTACCCATTCCAATCATTGTTAAGCCTTTTTTTGCATTGTCGGGTAAAAATGGTTTAATAATAGGGGCAATTTGTTTAAATGCATTAAAAGCAGCGGGTGCATTAGATATAGCGGAACTCATCATATTTCTAAAATCGAATTTACCACCTACAATCCGGTTTAATTCGTTTCTTGTCATCGCGTTAGCCATAGGAGCATTAATAATTTCTTCAGAAGTGAGGGAGGCGCCTTTAATAATTTTACTTTGTCCATTTTTAGATTCAAAGAAACCAGACGAAGCAGCAATAACCCAAATATTAGCTTGTGTAACAGTAGCCGCGGTCTGATTGAATAAGCCTAATCTAAATTGCAGCGTGTAATTTCCGATTAATCCAACAGAAAGCCCTGTAGATAAAGCAAAATCAATTCCGGGACGAAGAACTAAGAAGCCACCCGTCAGGGGAACATTTCCACCCCCTGTAGATGCAGAGGCACCCGCCGTTTTACCTCTTCCGGTCCATTGTTGATAATCTAAGTGTAAGCCGTTCTGAACTGAACACCTGTAGAGCTGTGCCTGACTATGTGAACTCATCAGACCATTATAATTATCAAAATTTAAACTTATATTTGTGATGGGAAAATAATAATCTCCATCAGTAGCAAGGTATGTTAATGGTTTAACATAAATAATTAAGTAATCGGGGATATTTGACAATGTAATTGTTTGAGATTCAACAGATGCAGTTCCTCCAGCAGTAAAACCGTTTATAGTTACAGGGGTGTTATACCGCGGAAATTCAAACATCGGAACGCGCGACACTAACGGTAAATTTATTGCGAGGGATGGGGTCAAAAACAGACATCTAATGCGTGTCTCTTTAAATGGACCAATAGCATTATTATATCCAATAGTATTAATAGTTCTATTACGTGCGGTTGTATGTCTTAAGAGACGACCAGAAGTTTGTGTTAAATTTGGTGGTTGCATATTCATGATGAAGCTAATGTTCTGAATAGAGAACAAGCCGGTTGAATTATCAGAATCTGCAAAAGTAAAAGGGGATAAAATTAATTTTTCGGTTGTTGTTAATTTGAAGAATAAATTATAAGTTAAAACAGGCGCGCCAGTAACACGAGGCACGCCGTTTGTATAGGTAACGTTAGCAGTAATTCCATCATTATATGTTCCGTTGCCTACTAATACTGCACCAGCTGCATCAGTAAAAACAAGGTCAGCAAATGCACCATTTGGTACATAGTCTGAACCATACGCTGAGCCATAACCGTTCAATGGACTGTTGGACGTGAGATACCCATCGTTGTACGATGCATAATTATCGGGCATGTACGGGCATGTTCTCATTTCACGATTTGAGGGAGTATCAACCATACGAAGAATTTCGGTAAGTGTGTCATTATTATTTTGTGAGACAGTTGCATCATTAATAGTTGCGGTAAGGGTTGTGATTAACGAATTTAAAGGATACTGCGTGCTGGCACCGTCGAGACCTAATTTAAAAATTACATCACCAACAGTCGGAGGAGTACCACCAATGGTAACGTTTACAGTAAAATAAATGTCAGAAGTTAAATCAAATGAGCGGTCAATGAATACGTTTTCTGATGGACTGGTTACCTGGAATGTGATTTGTGATGCGTTGGCGCCGATAGCACTGAAGGAACCCGATGTAATACTTACGGCACCTTTTGAGACTGCATATTTCATCTGATTTTGAACGATTCTATCATCGAACACTGCAATTTTTTCAATATCACTCATATATATATTATAACGGATAAAATAATTTATAGATTTATATTTAATATTTTTATAGATTAAATATAAACTAAATCTAAATTAAATTTAAATTTAAATTAAATGTTTCTTTTTAAACATTATCTTCAAACTCGCCGATGAAAACGCGGGCATTGCGATTGGGTAAAGTTGGAGGTCCAATCTCGATTTCCAATAAATTTGAAGGTCAATTTGTGTTAATGGTTGTTGATTATTCATAAAAGAAGACATGCGATATTCACCAGATGGAACATAAGAAATAAATTCTCTATAAGATGATGCGCCATTATCCATTCCTAAAGCAATATCAGTAATAATCGGTTGGAACGCGTTAGTTGTTTGAGTTCCTAAATTATCACCTAAAACATTAGGCGCCCCTGTCAATTCATTAACTAAAGGAAGAGTACCACTTGTAAATACAATAGATGAGATGGGCGACCATAACGATGATGTAGATTCGTAATTTTGACTCATAACAAAATAACCCGATGTGCTGGGCTGAGGATTTAAATTTGTAGCTAGTGGTGTTGTTGGTGCATAATAATTTTTATAATTTTTATTACTTATTAAAAATTGATAAGGCAAGGTAGTAGCGCCACCACCGAGACCGACATTTTTATAATCAAAATTATTTAATAAATTGTATAAATCAGAATTAAAAGACATTGTAAAAATTTCGCTTGTTGTAGGGTCACCGATAGAATTATTACAAGAGGACAAATCAGACCACCCGCGAGCATCAAAGTAGAAATCAAATAACCGACTATTTTCATTATATACTAATTTAGCTGGTTGTGTTGCTATTGGTCGGGAAGCAGCAACTGGTAATGCATCTAATTGAGTTTGTATATCATCAAAACAATTTTGAATAGTTGTATTAATTAATTTAGAAAAGTGGTCATAAGAATATAACCAATAATAAACACCGCGTCTATCAACGCTTGTTGTTGGTACTTGAGGTAATGGAATGCCCCCATTTGTAAATGCATCTAATGATTCAGAAACAAATATTACATCTTTTGTCGA